TTATTCCAGAATGTTTTAGCCCGTACTTCCAAAACCTCCATCGCCTCGCTTGGTTTTATTTAAATCATCTAATGCTAATTGAAAATTAGAATATATTTGTTTTTTAACAATTAGTTGACAACATTTCCACGGTAACTCTAAATTAGGACAATCTTTATTAATTTTTCTTAATGCAACTAATAAATTGCCACGATAGCTTTGATCTATAATACCAACACTATTTGCGAGCATATATCCTGATTTACTAATAGAACTTCTTGGAACAATTTCTACATAATATCCATTTGGAATATTTAACTTAATACCCGTATCATATAAAACGGTATCACTATTTAATACTTTATGTTCTTTAATAATTGTCAAATCATATCCCGCATCACTATAAGATGCTTTTATAGGAATAATAGCATTTTCATTTGCCATATATACTTTAATAATTGGTAAAATATCACAATTGTTAAAATTATATAAATTATAATTAATATAATGGTACTTTACATCATAAACTATTCCAAGAAAATCTAACATATCCGAGTCTTTATATTTAATGGTATATCCAATGGCTTCTTTTTGAATTGTAAAAGGCACTTTGTAAAGTTCAGATAGTAATTCATAATTTTTATTATTATATATAGTTACTTGCAGAGTAGTATCTACTATTTTAGCAAATTGTTCTAAATATGCTTTAATAAATTGATTTTTTAAATCAAAACAATCTAAATTATTTACAATATTAGATAAATCAAGATCAATTAATAATTCTAAATTATTATTATTAATTATTTTTTGTATATCTTCTATTATTTTTTTTGAAGATATACATAGTTCTATATTATTATATTCACTGACATATACATCTCCAATTTGTGATAGTTTTTCAATAATCATATCAATATTTTTGAAATAAGGATAATTTATTTTATCGTAAGATTCAAATTTGTTATAATAATTATATGTTAAATACCTGTTATTAGTTTTAATATCTGATGTTTTAAAATTGCATTTTAAATATTTACCATCATATATGTCAATTAGATTAAATAATATTAAACCTAAAATGTAAGAGTTTTCCATAGTATTGATGGTTTCAAAATAATTTTCATTGATCATTTTTAATATTATGATAGAGAAAAACTTTATATCATTATAATATAAATAATGCCTATCAATTATTATAAATATTATACTGTTGATAAAACAGCAAAAATATGTTATAATTCTATTAAAAATAATATAAAAATCAAAAAGTCAGACACTATAATAGAGCCTAGTGCAGGTAATGGATCGTTTATAAAGTATATTAAGAAATTATCAAATAATTATAAGTTTTACGATATTAAACCAGAGCATAAAGAGATAATTAAGAAAAACTTTTTAAAACTTAAAACAACTAATAATAATTTACATATAATTGGAAATCCACCATTTGGAAAAAAATCATCAATAGCTATAAAATTTATAAAACATGCTGCTTACTTAAATGCAAAAACAATAGCTTTTATATTACCAATTAGTTTTAATAAACCTAGTTTCAAAAAAGCTTTTCCCAGTAATTATCATTTAAAATATAATAAATTTTTACCAAAAAATTCATATACAAATAAAAATAAAGTAGTTGATATTAAAACAGTATTTCAAATATGGGAAAAAAGAATTTATAAAAGAAAAAAAACAATTAAAAAACAACCTAATAAATGGTATAAGTTTGTAAAGAAACCGGATTGTAGCATTGCAATAAAAAGAGTTGGGTTTAGCACAGGAAAAACAAAAAAATGTGATAAATATGATAATACAAATACAAACTGGTTTATAAAAACTAATAATACTAATAAAACAAATAATAAATTAATTGCGAAGCTAAATAAGATTAAATATAATATGAAAAATAATGTTGGTGCATACAGTATATCAAAACAAGATATTATAAAAAAATATAATAAAATTAATATGTAATAATTTTGGCATTATTATACTCAACAGATTTAGCACTAGTACTTTTTGGGTACATATTTTGAGCAGTATTTATTGCGTTCTGTTTGGCAGTATCTATTTCAGGTATAAAATTAATAATATAATCTAAGCCATCATATTCAGCAATATTTTGTTTTCTTTCTTGCTTTTCAAATTTATCTGGATTTTCTTTAATAATATCTCTTTTAATTTCATTATATAATTTAATTGCTACTTCGTTAATCTTTTGAATTACTATTTTTTCACGACTATTCCATCCTCGTGATATATCTTTTTTATGTGTATATATAGAAATTAAAGCTAATGCGTGTAATAAACCACTTCTAGTATTTCTATGTTTTTTTTTATATTCATAATTATACAAAGCATATGTATTATCAATTATGGTTTCTTTATAAAGAATACAATATACACCCCATAAAAACCAAACTATATCATCATCATTCGAATTAAATTTAGTTTCAAATTTTAATTTTTTTCTTAAAATATACTCAGTTACTAATCTTAAATTATTAGAAATATCTTTTAATATATCATGACTATCAACAGATATATTATCAGTTAATTTAATAGTTTTAATAATTATTGCTATTATTTTTAATGCCGTCATATAATTTTCATGGTCATGTGGTGGTAATATACCTTCAAAACGCATAATACCATTATGAGATAATTTCATTTCATTATCATTGATAATATGAGCAATCTTGCTTTTTATAACTGTTATTGACATATTAGTACATTTTGCTGTTGGATGTTTATTATATATATCGCAAATTATACATAATTTTGTTATTAAATTATAATTATCTTTTATAATAATTTTTTCTGAATTTATAATGTCATTAGTTTGATTAATAACATCTATTAGTTTGCTAATATCAGATAATGATATGTAAGTACCTATATATGAACAAATATCTATATAAACGTTTTCTATAAGCTCATATGAATCATGTAAAAAAATTATTTTTGTCGCTAATAATAGACTATTTTGTATATCACCATTACAAATTGATGTAAATAGTTCATTATTCATAGTACATTTATAATATAATGTTATAAATATTAATATATATTAAACGAATATATTACTATTATTTATAATAAAATCATGGTAATTGTTGATTATTTTATAACATTTAACAATAGTAACTTCTGATACATTACAAGCTTTTGCAAATTTCTTTTTAGTATATCCTAAGTTTTTAACAGTAGAGTAATAATATAAAATACCAGCAGCAGAAGATGTTGGTGAATTGTCATTCATTATTTCATTATCTTCAATTAATTTAACTAATTCTTTGCATTTATTAATATCATTAATTGACATACTTAGGTTATTACCATATTGTGAAATAAAATCTATTGGATCAGGTGATGAAACATTAATTTGTAACAAAGTTTGAAATCGTGAATTGCCTTTATTTAATGTAACATGTGAAATATTAAACATAGCAGCAATATCTTTTGAACTTTTAGGAATTTTATTTAATAAACAAGCGTGATAAATACATGATGCAATAAGTCCATCCTTATTGTCTCCTCGTGATATTTTTTTTTCAGAAGCTTTTTTATATAATACCTTAGCATTATCTATAACTTTTTGTGGTATTCCATTATTTATAGTATTTGCAGTCATTTTATCAAATACATTCCATAATGTTCTTTCATCATATGGCATACTATTCCACATTTGAAACATACGTATTCGCCGGATATCTATATTATCTTTATAACCACAACCAATCATGGAACCTATTGAAGATTTAGGTAATAGATTATTTGTTGGCATACCACATCGTGATGGATCACCATCTCTATTATCATCATTTCCATAAAATCTCCACTCAGCCCCACTTTCAATTACTTTTGAAACTATGGAACTACATTTTGTACATATATTCATATTATCTTCTGTAATAAATTCTTCACATCCACAAGAACATTTTATTACATCCGTATCATTTATACCATTATCAATATGCTCTTCTTTTTTAATCTCATCAAAAAGATTCCAAAGTTCTTCCTCATTCATTATTTTGAAAATGGTATAAACAATATATAAATAAATATAATCAATTTTTAAATAATTTTAATTATATAGAATAATGTCTAATATACCAAAAGATACCAAGCTATATGAGACTATTAAAAAGAAGGTTTATAATAAATATCCTAAGCATTCAGCATATAGAAGTGGCATATTGGTACAAGAATATAAAAAAGCATATTTAAAAAAGTATAAATCAAATATTGCATATCATGGTAAAAAACCTAGTAAAAAAGGTTTATCAAGATGGTTTAAAGAAGAATGGAAAAATCAAAGAGGTGAAGTAGGATATCGTAATGCAAATGATGTATATAGACCGACTAAACGTGTAACATCAAAAACACCACTAACATTTAATGAATTAACAAAATATGAATTAGAAAAAGCAAAAAAAATAAAAGCAAATAAAGGAAGAATATATAAATTTAGAAATAAAAAAATTAATACATAGCATAATAAAAGGTACAAGTTATATAAAAAATTGATGACTCTTTTTATTATAATTGTTTAACTATGAAGTATTACATTCTTCTTGCACTTACTTTTATTGGAATCACAGAGTCTTATATTAATGTACCTTTTCCTATTTTAAGAAAAGACAAAACCACTTTTCTTAAAATGAGCAATAGAAAAATAATGGATGATAATCAAAAATTTATTTATAAAAACTATTTGCTCAGTGTCAGAAAAGTAAAAAAGAGCATGCGACACAGTAATTCAGTTGTAGACATTAATGGTATTATTGATAATATACTCAGTAATATTAACACTAATTCTACTAAAAATAATGAAGCAATAATATATCTTAAAAAAAATGAGACTTTGATTGATAATAGTGAATTAGTTGCTAAAAATCTAGTATTATCTAATATCCATATTGATGTTTCAAATATTAAACAAATTCATATTTCTACTAAGAATGATACTATCATAGTAAATTTAGATAAAAATAATATACAAAATAATGATATGGTTAGATATGAATTAGGTAAGATAGATGCCCTTCTTAATGTTGCATCTATTATTACTTCATTAATGAATAATTAATACATATTTTATGTACTGCGAAGATCTCGAAGTTCTTGACGTAGTTCGCGAACTTCATGACGTAGCACGTTTAACTCATTGCGAATGTCATAATTAACATTGCGATTTTCATATGGAATATATGGACGCGAAGAATCACGTTGATATCTACCATTATTGCGTTTGCGAGAAGCCATCTTATTTTGATGCTCTTCGCGCTTCTTTTTAAACTCACCAATATCTTCTGTTGTCACATCATATTTTTCAAGAAGACTTTGTTCATCAACAGATTCTGTTTCTACTTGTTTGCAAATATGTTGATAAAGGCGTGTTTGAATGCTGCGAACTGTGCGTTTAAGTTCAGCTGCAATATCTTCATATGAAGATTTTTCTACTCTCATAGCAAGTAGACGTTCTTCTTCCCCATCTTCCCAACCAAATCCTGCACGCGATGTTAGTTCGTTTTTACGAAGTTCATCAAAGTTGGATCGTTTGTTGTATCGGGATTGCATTTTGTTATTGGTTTGTGTCGTGCCTGTAAGCTATATGTATAATGCACTTTGTTTTTATATCATTTTAGTTTATTTATATTATATGTTTTTTTATAAAAATTTGTAAAAAGCATTATTAAACTAGTATGATACGAAAACTCTAATAAAGCATAACTTTTTGGAACTATATTTTCATATAATATTACTAATACAGAATGTGTAATGCAACTATAAAATTGAGCAATTTGAGATATTGTAACAATTTTTTTTAAAGGATTTTTATAACCCAATGATGTTACTAAATAGTGACTATACATTATAAAATGAATTAAACTATTAATAAATGCACAATATGTTACTGTACCATTACCATGCCCATTATTAACTAAAAATGCCCATAATAAACTAATAGTACTATGATGATAAACATGTAAAAATGATAATTGTTCTTTTTCCTTTTTTTTAAGTATTATAAAAAATGTATCTAGATAATCTAAGTATTTTGATAAATAATGTAAATAAACGTAATATTTTAAACTATCATTATAAGGCATATTAATTGCAAAAATATTTGGTATTGATATAATATAATAAGTCCCATAAATGATATAAATATTTAGTAAAATTTGTACTAAATTATAATACATCAAAACATTTTTCAATTCATATTTATAATCTTGTTTTTTCATATAGTTAAGTAATACAATTATACTATATAAATATCCCAATGAA